TCCAAGTCCTTTTACTAAGTTTCCTAGATCTGTAAGTTAAATTTTTACCGACACCCATCTGGGATGTCCATGTAAGAGATTTTCTAGCAGTTCTCCTACGTTTCATTCTGCGTGTTCTGTTTAATCGTCTACGTTTGTAAACAATACCATAACGTCCAGAGGACTTACGTTTAAAAGCCATAGGTAATTAACCGTCCGGATCCAGTTAACATCACCGTCCGGGGGGTATCTAAGGTATATATAGTTTTTCGGCGGGACGATCGGCTTACGCGGCGGGCGGGGGGCCGCCCGCCGCTCAGCCTACTTCGCGGGGTGACGGGTGGGGGGGTGAGATTAGTGTGTTGAGTAGGTGGTGTGTGTTGATTGTGGTTGGTGGTTGTTTATTGTTTATTGACGTCATTGCATACGTTTATTGGTGGTAGTTAGATGTTATTGTCAGTGTTAGTTGAGATTTTTGTGTATAAAAGCCACAAGATTTTATTAGAATTCGATACATTCAATCCTTCTTAACAAGGCAGGAATCTGAGGATGATCCTCTCCTCCAAGACCACAGAAACATTGATTAGGATGATAATTACTAGTTACAATAAAAGTAGATGCATACAAGGGCATCATCCCACCTTTAGTCTCTACAAGACACTTGTACCTATCAAACCACCGTAGTAGGTGATTAATATCTATGCCTTGTGGACCAAAGTCATCGATTATCACTTCTTCTTCAAGCATGTATCCTGACCACCACTTGGTCCTGGGTTCCTTGATATAGGCTTCTGGAAGAATCCTGTGGGCTTCTCTTGACTTCCCCACCCCTGGTTTGCCCCAAAACCACCGGACGTTGATATTGGGTCGTTCCTTGGGTCTTCTTGTGGAAAGATAGTTTCGTAACAGGTTGTGTCCGGAATAGTACCATGTTCCGGGATTGGAAACAATGAATTCATCCAGGCCATCTCTTCCGAGCTCCATTCCGGCAACGAATCGTCTAGCGATCTCATCCCTTGAAGAACCTCCTTCTCCTTGAGCAGGTCTTTCACCGTATTCTGTAAAAGATCCATCTTTTGAGCAGTATCTAAAATTACTGTCTGGAGAACCTGCAGCGTTTTCGATATGACATCGAGGGAGCAATCGATCCTTGATTGTATTGAAACGATATGACTTCTTAAAGATGACATATCCCTGGAGGTGTGGTGTCCCTGATTCTCCAACCTCGCGACCAACGATTGCATATCGCGACTCAGTTTCACAAACTCGGCAGATAGATTGGTATTCATCTTCCGTGTAATTGTTGAGTGTAAAGCAGTATGCTTTCTTAGGGGTTGGGGGCATTGTGATTAGAATGGTTCACAATGGACCAATATATAGATGTGTTTAAAAGAAGAAAAGCGGGTAATACTATCCGCTTTTCTTGTGCGCAGTACGCTTCTTTTATTAATATTTAATTACAATACGTAAGTGCTTACGTAATTACATTTGACTAATCTGTATCACCACTAAATGACAAATCGTGGTAAACAATTGTAGGCAGGTCAAAGCCTGTAACAGGTGACGTTTGCAACGGAGTTGCTGTAACTACAAACCCTATTTGATTTCCTAAAACAGTTCCATGTGTCTCTTGATCAATCTTCTGAACTTTCAGTCTATGCTCCAAAGTGAAATTTGAATATGTGTTTGACATGACAGTACTTTTATTATAAAGTACTTTACCAAGTCTTCGATTAAAATCAGGACCAGCATCGACCATACTTCCCCATGTGACAATGTTGGGAAGAAGCTGGTAATCAGGGTTAGAGTATAGTTGAACAACATATACTGTAACACCAATTTCTTCAGTGACAGCATCAGGGCAAGTTAAAGTGATTCCTACTTTACCCCCACGAATGACAAGGTCAGTCGTATCAAAGGTAACTGTACCAGCACCTTCGTCAGTAGCCTGTAAACCACCAGTGGCAGTCCAAAAGGCAGTTGTTGGGCCTGGTGTACCAATGAAGGTGGGTAGATATAGGGTAACGAGCCCATCACCTTGGGCCGTTGAAGTAGTTGTAGTAACTGGGCTACAACCACTAGACCTAAAGTGAGTAGTTGCAAGAGTATCGGCCCATAACTTACGTCTCCAAGTCCTTTTACTAAGTTTCCTAGATCTGTAAGTCAAATTTTTACCGACACCCATCTGGGATGTCCATGTAAGCGATTTTCTAGCAGTTCTCCTACGTTTCATTCTGCGTGTTCTGTTTAATCGTCTACGTTTGTAAACAATACCATAACGTCCAGAGGACTTACGTTTAAAAGCCATAGGTAATTAACCGTCCGGATCCAGTTAACATCACCGTCCGGAGGGTATCTAAGGTATATATAGTTTTTCGGCGGGACGATCGGCTTACGCAGCGGGCGGGGGGCCGCCCGCTGCTCAGCCTACTTCGCGGGGTGACGGGTGGGGGGGTGAGATTAGTGTGTTGATTGTGTGGTGTGTGTTGGTTGTGGTTGGTAGATTGTTATTATTAATTGACGTCATTGCTTACGTTTATTGGTGGTTGTTAGATGTTGTTATCAGTGTTAGTTGAGATTGCTATCTATAAAAGCCAACTTTTATTTAGAACTCAATACATTCAATTCTGCGTAACAAAGCAGGGATTTGAGGATGATCCTCTCCACCCAGACCACAGAAACATTGATTAGGATGATAATTACTAGTTACAATAAAAGTAGATGCATATAAGGGCATCATCCCACCTTTAGTCTCTACAAGACATTTGTAACGATCAAACCACCGAAGCAGATGATTGATATCTATGCCTTGTGGACCAAAGTCATCTATAATCACTTCTTCTTCAAGCATGTATCCTGACCACCACTTGGTCCTGGGTTCCTTGATGTATGCATCGGGTAGAATCCTGTGGGCTTCTCTTGACTTCCCCACCCCTGGTTTCCCCCAAAACCATCTGACGTTGATGTTGGGTCGTTCCTTGGGTCTTCTTGTTGAAAGATAGTTTCGTAGCAAGTTGTGTCCGGAATAGTACCATGTTCCGGGATGGGAAATAGTGAATTCATCCAGGCCATCTCTTCCGGATTCCATTCCGGCAACAAATCGTCTAGCGATTTCATCTCTTGTAGAACCTCCTTCTCCCTGTGCAGGTCTTTCACCATATTCTGTAAAAGATCCATCTTTGCTGCAGTATCGAATATTGCTGTCTGGAGAACCTGCAGCGTTTTCGATATGACATCTAGGGAGCAATCTACTCTTGATTGTATTGAAACGATATGACTTCTTAAAGATGACATATCCCTGGAGGTGTGGCGTGCCTGATTCTCCAACCTCGCGACCAATGATTGCATATCGCGACTCAGTTTCACAAACTCGGCAGATAGATTGGAACTCATCTTCCGTGTAATTGTTAAGAGTAAAGCAGTATGCTTTCTTGGGGGTGGGGGGCATTGTGATTAGAATGGTTCACAATGGACCAATATATAGATGTGTTTAAAAGAAGAAAAGCGGGTAATACTATCCGCTTTTCTTGTGCGCAGTACGCTTCTTTTATTAATATTTTATTACAATACGTAAGTGCTTACGTTATTACATTTGACTAATCTGTATCACCACTAAATGACAAGTCGTGGTAAACAATTGTAGGCAGGTCAAAGCCTGTAACAGGTGACGTCTGCAACGGAGTTGCTGTAACTACAAAACCTATTTGATTTCCTAAAACAGTTCCATGTGTCTCTTGATCAATCTTCTGAACTTTCAATCTATGCTCCAAAGTGAAATTTGAATATGTATTTGACATGACAGTACTTTTATTGTAAAGTACTTTACCAAGTCTTCGATTAAAATCAGGACCAGCATCGACCATACTTCCCCATGTGACAATGTTGGGAAGAAGCTGGTAATCAGGGTTAGAGTATAGTTGAACAACATATACTGTAACACCAATTTCTTCAGTGACGGCATCGGGACAAGTTAGAGTTATTCCAACTTTACCACCACGAATGACTAAGTCAGTCGTATCAAAGGTTACTGTACCAGCACCTTCGTCAGTGGCCTGTAACCCACCAGTAGCAGTCCAAAAGGCTGTCGTTGGGCCAGGTGTACCAATGAAGGTGGGTAAATATAGGGTCACAAGCCCATCACCTTGGGCCGTAGAAGTAGTTGTAGTAACTGGGCTACAACCACTGGACCTAAAGTGGGTCGTTGCAAGAGTATCGGCCCATAACTTACGTCTCCAAGTCCTTTTACTAAGTTTCCTAGATCTGTAAGTTAAATTTTTACCAATACCCATCTGGGATGTCCATGTAAGAGATTTTCTAGCAGTTCTCCTACGTTTCATTCTGCGTGTTCTGTTTAATCGTCTACGTTTGTAAACAATTCCATAGCGTCCAGAGGACTTACGTTTAAAAGCCATAGGTAATTAACCGTCCGGATCCAGTTAACATCACCGGCCGGAGGGTATCTAAGGTATATATAGTTTTTCGACGGGACGATCGGCTTACGCAGCGGGCGGGGGGCCGCCCGCTGCTCAGCCTACTTCGCGGGGTGACGGGTGGGGGGGTGAGATTAGTGTGTTGAGTGTGTGTGGTGTGTTGATTGTGGTTGGTGGTTTATTGAGGTTTATTGACGTCATTGCATACGTTTATTGGTGGTTGTTAGATGTTATTGTCAGTGTTAGGTGAGATTGTTATCTATAAAAGCCAACTTTTATTTAGAACTCAATGCATTCAATTCTGCGTAACAAGGCAGGGATTTGAGGATGATCCTCTCCACCCAGACCACAGAAACATTGATTAGGATGATAATTACTAGTTACAATAAAAGTAGATGCATACAAGGGCATCATCCCTCCTTTAGTCTCTACAAGACACTTGTAACGATCAAACCACCGTAAAAGATGATTAATATCTATGCCTTGTGGACCGAAGTCATCGATAATCACTTCTTCTTCAAGCATGTATCCTGACCACCACTTGGTCCTGGGTTCCTTGATGTAGGCATCCGGTAGAATCCTGTGGGCTTCTCTTGACTTCCCCACCCCTGGTTTTCCCCAAAACCACCTGACGTTGATGTTGGGTCGTTCCTTGGGTCTTCTTGTTGAAAGATAGTTTCGTAACAAGTTGTGTCCGGAATAGTACCATGTTCCGGGATGGGAAATAGTGAATTCATCCAGGCCATCTCTTCCGGATTCCATTCCGGCAACAAATCGTCTAGCGATTTCATCTCTTGTAGAACCTCCTTCTCCCTGTGCAGGTCTTTCACCATATTCTGTAAAAGATCCATCTTTGCTGCAGTATCGA